TGGCTTGGATGCACAAGGGTCAGAACGTCGCCGCTCTGCTCAAACTTAATGTCGGCAACCTGCGCATCCGTGTACGGGGTTACAACCTCCAGCGGAACGCCAAGTACCGTAACCTGCGCGCCGTTGCGGATAAAGCGGACGTATAGGTTTCCGAACTCTAGGATGTACGTGTCGTTGTCGTTAAACTTGAATGGGATCAGCTTAACGCGCTTCGACGAATCTTTGACCTCGGTGATGAACTGCGTGCCTTGGCGGTTCTTAACGCCGCCTTCCTTGCGAACAACGAAGTTCCTGCACGAACGTAAAGCGGTACTGAACTTTGCTACGTCGGCTCTTCCGTACAGAGCGGGCGCAATCTCACCAGCGGCAAAGGAGCGTTGAATGTCGAACATCAGTTACGGCTCGCTGTAAATCCGTCCTCTTGCGCGTCCTTGGGGCTGGCCTCATTGAGCGAGGACGCCATGGCACGTTGCACGGCCATCTCGTACATCTGCAATGCGCGGTCAGTAACCCCGGCATCCTTGGTCAGGCGCGGCGCTATTTCGTACGCCAAGCGCCACGCAAAGGCGTCACCGAACATAGGGTCCCACAAACCCTCATCGTCAACGTCCCATGTCCCAACGGCAATGGCGTCTTTCAGGTCGGTGTAGATCAGCAAGCCTTGCGTGTCAGATCCTGTTTGCCATGCGTTCTGCTGGAGGTTCGACGGGGTGTATGTAAGGCCGAGATAATCGTAAATGGTCCCACCAGACGTAGGGATCGTACCGGTTTCGTTAATGAGCCGGTAAATCTTTAGATAGCTGGCAGGATACCGATAGGCATATGCCCATTCAGGATTAGGGTCGGAAGCGACCAAGGCGAGCGTGGTATATCGCTGCGCGAAAGGCCACGGACGCTCGCGTAGCATCGACTGCCGTACGTCCTCATACATAGACTCGCACGCCCGGGCCGGGGCGCTGCTGTCCGTAATGGCGGCAATGGATTGGCCAAAGCCGATGCGGGCCAGGGCTTTATTGCATAGACTGACTTGTGACTGCGCCATAGCCTATATGTTAACACCCGCTTACAAAACACAAGCCCCGGGGCATAACCCCGAGGCCGGTGCAGCAACGCTAACTAACCGGGCTTATCGGCCAGTGTAGTTGTCGTAGCTATTCGCGTAAGCCTTCCAACCGGGGATATTGCCCGCGATGAATGAGGTAAACTTACCGGCGGTCGCGTTCGACCCGCCGATGGTATACCGCAGGCCAACATAACGCTCATAGGTCGCAGTTTCGGGAAGCTGGATCTTAACTACCTGAGCCCCGGCGGTCAGGGCAGCGATCAGCACCGCACCAGTGGTGAAGTGGACCGTCGCGCTGGTGGCGAGGTTGGCCGTGCTGTCCGATTCCAGCGTGATGGTCACGCTAGTGGCGGTAGCAAACGCCTCGGTGCAGAGGACGTACAGGTAAGCCGGCTGACCACGAAGCCCAAGGTCCTTAAGGGCATTGGAAGCGTGGTTAACGTCAATGACGTTCTCGGAAATAGCGGTCGCCGTGACTGCTTGGCTATCCGAGAACTGGGTGTCTTTATCAATACGCATGGTTTTATTTCCTTTCTATGGGTATCAGGTAATGCGGGCTTCGGTCTTGGTGAGCGCGTCACAACGACGCAGTGGGATGCCCCGCCACATCTTCACAACCTTGCCATCAACATTCTCATAGCTAACGCCGCCGCCAGTGGACACGCGGGCGAGAGCCTGCTCGTTCAGGACGGCCGCAACATCGCGGCGCGAGTAGATGCACATCTTGCCTGCACCGGGGTTGTTGATCATATCCACGGCACGCGACAGCAGCTTGGGCAGATCAGCAGCCGAACTGTTGGTCACCAGATTCGAGTGGTCGATGTTGCAGATACGCACAACCTGACGCCAATCCTGCACAGCCAAACCAACATCCCACAGGAAACGGGTCTGGTAGCCAAGGTAGGTCGAGCCATTGATGCCGGTCGAATCGACGACCAACTGCTCGCCCATATTGCGAACTTCAAGGCCAGCCTTCGACCCCTTCGGGTAGATGCCAGTCACGGCTTCAGGCGACCAACAAACGACCCAGATCGAGGTGTTGTCAGAGCCGGTACCGGCAGCGTCGATAATCTGATCAGCGTTCTCAGCCGAGAGGCTGTTGAAGTAGCTGGACAGACCGGTGAATCGGCCTGGGTTGGTGGTTTCACTCTCATAGAACACGGCGCGAGCCATTTCCTGACCGAGAGCTTCGATGTGCGCCTTGTCCTGAGAAGCGCGATAGGCTTCCGGATCGCTGTATTTCTTGGCAAGGCGGCAGTCAACATTGCTGACCGTGGACATAGTACCAGTGGCAAACTTGACGTTTACCAGAGTGCCCTTGGAAGGCTGAACACCTTCGTTGAAGCGGGGCCAAGTGACAGAGGGGAGGCCCGAACGCATAGCGGCTTGAAGGCCGTCGCTATCAGTACCTTCAACCATCGGCATATCCTGCACGATGTCATTAACCTGATTCAGAACTTCGGCAACGCGAAGCTCCTTACCATCAGCGCCGAACAAGCTGGAGACATCCAGCAGGTTTCCTGCGCCAGTTCCGAGAGTAGCCATTTTAACTCCTTATGTGTTGTATGTGGCTTTATCCGACCGTGGCATAAATCGAGGAGAGTCCTTGATTAGCCTTCTTCGCAGCGGAATCGCCGCGAACAAATGAATCCTCTTTAAGCTTCGCGCCGATGTCGAGAAGGGCGCGGAACAGAATGGGGTTATTGGAGAGGTTCGCCTCGGAGATCGACTTGCGCGTCTCAGGCGAGAGGAGGTCATTGGCGCGGCGGGCTTGGGCCACGGATGCATCCCAGTTCTTGCCGCCGATTACCGGGTCGGCCTTCAGTTCGTCCACCCATCTCTTGGTGGCCATCTCCTGGAAATCAGCTTGCAGCTTTTCAACAAGAGACTTCTGGGCACCAGCCTCGCGCTCAAGAACTTTTTGCGCTGTTTCGGGGGACAGCTTGTGCTCCTTGGCAAAAGCCTCTAGCGCCTTCGTGTCGTATCCATCGGGCGCGTCCTTGAACTCATAAACAGGCTCGGGGGCTGCCTTCTCGGTGGGCTCAGTCGTAGGCGTCGCTGCCGGTTGGGCGGAGGTTTCGCCAAGGAGGGCTTCGGTCTTGGCCGGTTCTGGGGATGTCTCACCAACCAATCCACCGCTAACAGGCGCGGGGGTTGAGGGAGTTGACATGTTGGTGGGTTCGTCGGGCATATGGATTAGTTAACGTTTACTCACATTCAGATGTAACGCAAGTCTTTTCTTCATCGCCATTATACCGCTCAGACACCATAAGCCGGTACCACTCCGGGTGCTGCGTGATGATCTCGCGCTCAAGTGCCCTAGCCGTGGCTTGGACCCCGAGAGCGTAATACGTCATGTTGGTTTCTAGTTTCGTCGGGTCTGATTCGACAGGGGAGATGAGACGCCACGCAAAGCGCCGACCGGCTTGCGTCTTGAGGATGAAATCAAGGTCCAGGTACGGCTGGTTCGTCTTGGCCTTCACTTCAGGAACTCCGCACCAGACCCATGCGAGTCGGTCTGGTAGTGAATATCGAACTCGAAAAGGCGGGCGTCCGCCGCGTAGGTATCGCCAGCGTCGTCTGCCATTCGATATATCCTCCAGCAAAGCATCTGCGATAGCGACAGCGACGATCCCGGAATGACATCAAACGCGGTGATGGCCTCTCGCTCGGCCGTGTTGGCTGACGAAAGCGCATCAACCCCAACAACAGGCCCAACCCATGCATCGGCCGCAGCGTCGCGTCTGATAATGCGGTAGTAGAAATGCCACACCACGTTCCCGGCGGCTGACGTTGTTTTTGCCCAATGGATATGCGGGCGAAGATCGGATCCGATCTTCCACGTGTGAGGTAGCTGCGCCGCCCCAGCGATCATTTCGTTCGTTACGTTGTCGAACAGCAGAGTGCCGGGGAATCCGCTCTCGGTCGTATCAACGGCTGGGGCCGCAACGGCACCAGCAGGGT